AATCTTCGTCTCCGTAAATTGAGTTATTATATACGTTACGTGAATTGTAGTCAGCCGATAGATTCAAGGGAGCATTAGTAGGCAATTGAGGACCTACACGTCCTGCAGTAACAGATATAGGCTTAGTAGCATCTTTATAATAATAGGTGTAATAGTTATACCACATATTACGAATGCTATTTCCATTATCATCATGGAAAGCTATATCTATTGGATCATATTTAATTTTTGTTTGAACAATACGTTTACGATTATATTGATTCATCGTATGTGTGTCAAAACTATATGATGGTAGCTTTACTGTCTTAACCGCTAGACCAAAATTAGTTCCAGTAGCTAGACCAACTGAATAAACAGCTGGATTGATTTCAAAATATACATGGAATAAAAACTTTAGTTTAGGTGCATATTGATATGCATTTGGTCTGAAAGTTTTTGCGGCATGAGTATAATCACGCAGGTAGTCGTTGCCGAAGAAACCTTCGGCAGCGCCTGTTAGTAAGTCCTGAAAAAATCCAGCCATTGAGTTAGGCCTAGTTTACTAATTAACCTTGACCTGCGCCAATACCAGTAACGATAGAACCACCTAAGATTCGACCAATATTCGTACCAACACCAGAAGTCAATGGAGATTGAACTGCGTTATCGTAACGTATAGTCAATGCGATTGTTGCAACTTCATTTGAACCATAGTTTAATGAACCATAGTTAGCTGTCTTTAGATAGCAACCATAGCATTCCCATGTTTCTAATACGATAGGAGTAGCAGTACCATTACCACCATCTAAGATTTCAATGTTTGTTTGGAACTTATAATCTTGACCAGTTGCGGCTGAAGCTTGTTCAACCATATCTAATTGTTTCTGAACTTGTTGACCAACTAATTTAGAAACGCTACCAGAAGCATCGTCACGTAAGTTAACTGTCAATTCATTCCAACTGTGTTTACCTGCCAAATATAATGTTGAGTTATAGATAGGTAGTGTGATTTCTTCAAAGCTGATTTGTGGACGATTGATATCCATTACTTGTTTTGTTAATTCAACAGTAGCGCCAGTACCGAAATTTAGAAAGTTAACTCTAAAACGATATTGTAATTTAGGCATTAATAAGCCTTGATTACCACCAGCGTTATCGCTAGCTACGGTCATGTTGAACAATGATTGTGAGGCTATTGCCATTTTTTAATCTCCTGTTATATATATTTATCTTTTTAAACTCCCCCTATTGCTAGGGGGATATTTAAATTACTGTGATAATTCACCTGTGTTTAAAACACGAACCGGGATGTAGATGAATTCAGCTGCCTTAACAGGCTCAATTGCAACGTCTACCCACAATTCATTTCTATCAATTCTTGCCGGTGTGTTGTTTGACTCATCACAGACTACAAGATAATCATAGAGACCACGTTTAGCAACTAAGTCAACCATCAATGTTTGAATTACGCCTGCAATACTATTACGTGTTAATGCATCGTTAGGTTCAAATACGAACGGTCTTGCTGCCAATGTCAATTGACGACGGATATAGTTAACTAAACGTGCAACGTTAGTTCTATCTAATGCGCTTTGTGAATTGAAACTGTTTTTGTTACCATAGTTCAACAAACCAACACCAGTAAAGAATACTAATGGATTGATTTGATTAATATACAATACATCACGTATTCCTAAACGTGTCTTAATTGCTTGGAATTCGCCAGTCTGACGATCTAAGTAACCAATGTTCAATGCATTGTCAATGTTACCACGACGAGTACCTGCTGCCGCTAACCAAGGATAAGCCACTGTGTCGTTGCGTAAGAATGTGCGCAACATCATATGTGATGCCGGAACAACAACTTCATTGCCTGACAAGTCATTTGTAATTCCGCTTGGATAGAATAGACCCAAGTAAGTATTACGTGTAACTAAACCAGTTTCACCTGTGCTTGTAGCTCCTGCATCGTTGTTAGCCCAAGCTTGAATGTCAGTAGCACTATCAGCTAATCCTAATGGAGTATCACCGATAATATAGCCTGTCTCACCACGATCTGCATTCAACACAACCATGTTAGGCTGTAGTTCTGGATAGTTAGGTGTAGCCATTAAATTGAAGTAATTATCTTCATCACGTATGTCGGTGTTTGTATCGATTGCTGAACGCAATGCTTGTACAACCATAGCACGTTGTGCCGCACGACCCATATATGGTGCACCGTTAGAAGAATTACCACTTACTGTCACCCATGCATCAGTTTGTGCAGGTAGTGTGTCACCTGGGAAGTTGGTATTGTTAAAATAATTAACACGGAATTGCTTAACGTTATAACCACTACGGCGTGTGTTAAACAACAACATACCTTGTGGATATAGACTTGGATCAGGAGCATCTAAATCTAAGTAGTTGCTTGTTAGCAAACTAACGATAGTTGGTATAGGATCATCAACTGGACTTACGTTACCACTTGTTGCCCAACGAGCATCGGCAAATAATGCACCAGTGCTACTTACTTGGTCTGCATTGTTAATTAATACCCATGTATTTTCTCCATCAACGCTTTCCCAACGGCTGATTACTGGATATACTTCTAAGTTGCTTGTGTCAATCCACAAGTCACCGTATACCAATGCAGTACCGTCACTTTGAGTTGTAGGTGCAGTAGCACTTATTATAGGACCATTTGGATCTGTAGCACCTGCGCCTGAAGCCGCAACTGGAGCACCGGTTGAATCATATGCTGTGTTTTTATAACCAATCCATGCACCAGCTTTTTGAACCATAATATCAACTTGGTCAACTACACTGTAGAACCAGTTTGTATTATTAGCAGGGGCTTCACTAGGAGCACCTTCATTAGCAGTATATGTGAATTCTACCCAGTTACTTAATTGAGTTCTATACTGTGCTTCAGGTTCACCTGAAACAAATGTTACTGCTGACAATGCACCAGCAGATACTGCAGTTACTACAACTTCTAAATCGTTTGCAGGAGATGATCCACCTAACACTGTACCTGCGATTGTGATTGTATCACCTACCGCATAACCACTACCACCGGCTTGAACACCGTCACCTACAGGAATGTAGATGTTATAGATAGATTCTATATTAAATGTAGCACCTGTACCTGATGTTCCTGTTTGTGTTCCTGCTTGCGCAACACCTGAAAACGTAGCACTTACAGTAGGACCGTACTTAGCACCTGTAGTTGTACCAGATGTGAAACCTGCTTCAACTATTAGACCATTAGAAATACCTGTTCCTGCAAATGATGAATTTACAGTATCGTCCATGACAATTTCGCCACCTTCAGTATGAGTCAATTGAATCGCACCGTCTGTAGTTACTACTGCAGTTGTGTAAGGAATACCTGCCGCATACCATGCAGTAACGAAATCAGTAGCATCACTATTATCAGCTAATGTAAAGTTATAAGCAGAACTTAATGATGAACTACCAGGAACTGACACATATACATTCATGTAATATGGACCTGATGTGAAATCTGGTGCTGTATTATCACCTGTTACTACGGTAGAACCTGTCGCTACTCTTTCCCAAAAGTATACTGGAGCAGTTGTGCTAGTAGCGTTATAATAATATTGTCCATATATTGATCCTGCAGGGATAGCTTGACCGCCTGTTGAATCTAATGTTGAAGTAACTGCCCAATCACTTGTTGCTAATGCAACTGATTTTGATATCCATGATGCTGTAGCAGTACTATATTGTGACATTACTGGAGCTAATCCAGTACCGGCAGCACCGACTTTAATCCAAACAGATCCTGTTGGACGAGGAGTTGTTTGACTTGCTGTCCATAATGGCATCTGCGCACTTGTACCATATGATACAGTTGGTGTATAATAATCACCTGCAGTTAGACCCATAGAAGTCAATGATGTACCACTCAAACCAATATAAGCGTTCGCACTACCTGTAGTTAAACGTTGGCGTGTGAATAAACATAATTTACCACTACGAACTTCGGCTGCTAGATAATCCCAACCTAAACTATTAATTGCAGTCGCAACATCTCCTACAGTGTCACTTGCACCGATTGTTAGTGTTACAGATACAGAACCTGACAAGCTAATAATCATTGTGCCGGCGGCAACGTCTGGATTAGACAAGCTTGAAATTACTGCAGGAACATCTGCTTTCCATGCTGAACCACCTAAGATAGCCCATGCATTGTCAGTTGTCTTATAATAATATGTTCTGTCGGCATTTGTAGCGTCGGTTGTTACTTCTATTGCATTAACTGCATAATCACCAATACTACCAATACTTGCTAATGGGAATCCAGCTGACATATCGGCTGCATCAGTAATTACGATAGGATTCTGTAATGAGAATTGACCAGTAGTAGCATTGAACTCGTAGATACCCCAAGTTGTAGTAGTACTATCTAACCAGTATGTACCGTCAGTTGGTGCGCCAGTTGGACGACCTGTTTGACCTACTAAACTTGCTAGGTCGATATCTGCACGTAATACATAACAACGATTTGTAACACCTAGCAAGCTATAAGCCGCTAATAAACCGTATTCATTTAATTCGTAACCTTGAATTGGCGTACCATTGGTCGTTGTGTAGAAGAACGGTGTACCATATAAATTTACTAAATCACGTTGACTTGTTACTTGATATAATTTATTAGCGTTGGCTGCGGTTGTTGCCACTGCTACACCTGTGCCACTAGCATTCGCTTTATTTTGTGCAGTTGCTAATAGAACTAGTGGGACTGAATTTGTTGGGGCTGGTAAGTATTGACTTTCATCTGTAATCGTTACTTCTACGCCTGGTGAGGTTAATGCCATTTTATTTTTTCCTTTATGTAAAATTATGAGGTTTACTACCTAAATTGCATATTATTATTTATCGAATACTTATAAAAAGAGCCAATAACCGTGCCTTCGAAGGCTATAAATACTGCATGTTAAGACCTATATGTAAAACATGCGGAAAGAATCACTGTGCTGTAAATTATATCCGTGCAGGAGTTACTCATTATCGCAGTATATGCGATGAGTGTGGTCGTAAGAAGAATAAACTGAAGCCTAGAAGTGCTAGATGGAAAAATGCAGGCTATAAGAAAAAAGCCACATGTGACTTATGTGGCTTCAAAAGTGTGTTACCTTCTCAGATTACCGTATTTCATATCGATGGCAATCTGGACAATTGCAATCTAATTAATCTACGTAGTATATGTCTTAATTGTGTTGAAATTGTAAAGAAGAAAGAAGTTACCTGGCGTAGAGGTGACTTAGAAGTTGATCACTAAATTTACTTGCTTGTGTAAATCATCAAT